CCTATAAAGAGACTTGATATTATCTATTAGTTTAGCACTCTTCTCCAACTTCTTAGTCTCGTCTGTGGTGACTTTCTGATATTTCACATCTCGTACTTCATACTCCACTCCTAAGAGATCACTAATCCATTCATCAAAATCTTTTCCAAAACCATCTTCAAATTTCCAAATATTTGTCTCACTTGTAATAAAATCCATTTGTGGTCTAAACCAATTTATCCCTTGATCAAGTGGGAAGTTCTGAATCATTGAAGAGAACATCATTGGATCTTCCATCATATCCTGAATATCATCTCCATACATTCTAATTAAAAAAATAGAACAAGATATAAATCTATCAATAGGATTCCTAACAACCGTAATATGTGGAATGTTACTTACATCATAATACTTCTCGTACAACTCTGTATGTAAATGATTTAATTCAAGACCCTTTGGAGGTAGCATTAAAACATTATCCAACTCAAATCCATTATGCCTATGATTCATCTGCAGAAATCTTCCTGCAGTGCGAGGAATATGTATATACAAAAACCTTTTTGCAGGTTTTGAAAAATCAGTAATTACTTGTTTATACGTTGGCATCTTCTAATACATCCCGAATATTTATTGTAGGGAACCAACCCAATTCACGCAAGTCTGTTGTATCAGCGCATATCCTATCTGGTTCTCCTGGTGTATCTTCTTTGATAGGAAGACCCCGTCCCATTGATTTTGCTAGGTCCATCACAGAAATAGTTTCCCCTGTTCCAACATCAATATGCCCTATAAAGGTACTAGGTATCAAATAAGCAATTGCCCTAGCAATATCCTTTACATGAATATAATCCCTTTCATGCCTTGTAATATACTTAGCAGTGTTCTCCTGAAGCATTCTATACAACATATCAGGTCTACTATCATTCTCTGCCCATACATTAAAGAATCGCATACCCACACTATTAGGAGGTGCCATCAATTCATTTGCTTTCTTAGTTATTGCATAAGGATTCCTCCACCATTCATGTGCTCCAGCAGAACTTGCATACAATAACCTAACGTTATTCTCTCTACAATAATCAAATATAGGTTTCGACTTCTCTACATTATTCTCCCAAAACTTCTCAGGGTTCTCGATACTATCCCTCAGAGCAGCGTATGCTGCAAGGTGGATAATCACATCATAATGTTTAGCAAACATACCAGAAGGACCAACCCAATCACCAATATCATCAGGTCTATCTAATCCTTCTACTAAGTAACCATAACCCTGGTTATGTCTAAGATCATTAAAGACATGACTACCAATAAAACCTTTATGACCTGTTACTAATATTTTCATGTTACTGACCAATCAAATACGGTTCTAATCTCTTGGTTATAGTCCCATACAGATTTAAACATATCAGCATTAACACCATGAGATTCCATCTGAACAATAAGAGAATTAATATCCTTAGGGAAACATGTCCCACCAAAACCTCTATCGTTATCTATACCAGGGACTCTAGTATGTGATTTACCTATTCTACTATCTGCAGTAACTCCCTCACACACAGTATCATAATCCATTCCAACTGCTTTGCACAAATCATATATCTTATTAAAGTATGCTACCTTATATGCAAGAAATGTGTTTGAAAAATATTTAATTGCTTCACTCTCATCAGAAGTTGTAATAAAACTTGGTATGTCTGAGAAATGCTGTTCGAAGAAAGTAACAAACTCTGAACACAATTCCATATCACCACCAACAATATTTCTTTCAGAGTTAGCAAAATCTGCTATAGCATTTCTTGCAGTAAGAAACTCTGGGTTATGAATAACATTATGACTCTCTGTGTATTTCTTGGTTGTACCAATAGGAACAGTTGATTTAATAACAAAAGTTCCAGTTAGATGATCAGGTAGATCCTTAAAGAAATTATCCAAGATTGATAAATCACATTCCCCTCCATACTTCATAGGAGTAGGAAGACATACAAAAATAAAATCTTGGAGAATAACCTCTCCTAAAGTATTAAGGGATCGATTCTTATCTACATCAAATACCTTACATCTTACTTTATCTCTTAAGTTCTGATAAACGGCATTGCCTACAAAACCATTACCAACAATTCCAATCATGGTACAATCCTACTAAATCCTTTAAGTTTTTCAAATTTCAATACATTCTCAAATTTATCTTCCATACCATTTTTATGAGATATAACAAAGATATTAGCATCCTCAATTACATATCGGATAATCTTTAAGAATTCTTCTGTCCCTTGTCCGTCTAACGAACTATCAAACACTTCATCCAATATCATTAAATTGGTTGAGACTGAATTCTTGAACTTAGCCACTTCCCTCCAGGTGAAAAGAAGGGCTAAGTCAATTCTTTGTTTTTCACCTTCACTAAACGATGCATAAGAAAAGTCCTCGTGTATTGGGGACTGAACGGTTTCGTTAAACTCCTCATCAAGAGTAAAGTTTATGTAGAAGTCCATCATCTGTAGATAACGGTTTACTTGCTGATTAATCAGCGGTAGATACTTCTTGATGATTTTAGTCTTAACTCCACCATCTTTCAATAGACCGTATGTGAAGTTATAATATTTTATCGTGTCTTTACGAGAGACTAATTCGTCATAGGTCTCCTGGAGATTCTCCTTAAATGTGGTTAACTTGTCATGCTCAACACTTCGGTTTTCAAGTTGACTGGTAAGTGTTTGAATTTCAAATTCCAGTTCTTGGACTTGCCTCTGACATCCAGAGACGCGAGTATTGTTTTTAGAAATGCCATGCGTGAGTTTAGTGATCTCCTTACTTAAGGTCGTGAATTGACGCTCTCGTTCTTGTTCGTTTTTAATTGCTTTTTCTAGTTCCTTATAACCAGATTGCAACTCCTTTGCTTTAGTTTGAGCATCAGCGATTTTATTTAGTCTAAAATCCTCATCTATAGATTGTGTACATGTTGGGCATGTTACATTATCAGTAAAGAACTTATGTTCTTTGGTTATAGTAGATACATTATGAGAGATTTTGCCCTTCAAAGTGTTTAGTTTTAATAACTTTTCCCCTGCTCCAGTTAATATTTCTTGTTGTTTCGTAAGATCAGAAACGTCTGATTCTATTAACTGGTTCTTCTCTGCATTAGTATCAATCTCAACATTAAGTACTTTAATCTTATCACTCTTCTCCTTAATATTCTCCTTACCACGAGTTTCTACTTCATCAATAAACCTTTCCTGCATCTGCACTTTATCATTAAGAGATTCTTTCTTAAGGTCATAAGTTTTAATCTCTTCCTTAATCTGACGTATCTTATCCTTTATGATATTATTCATAGAAGTAAAGATTTTAATATCAAGTAGATCTTCGATAACATCTCTTCTATTTGTCGCAGTCAATTGCATAAATGGGACAAAGGTACTACTACCAAGAACTACAATCTGTGTGAAAGATTTATAATTCATCTTCAATACATTCTGCTCTAACCACTTCTGTTGATCATTAGCATTAGCAGATTGATTGAGAAGTTTATCGTCCCTATAAATCTCAAAAATATTTGGTTTAATTCCTCTTGCTACTTTCCAATTAGTAGTCCCAATAGAGAACTCAACTTCAACTCTACAATCCTTCTCGTTAGTAGTATTGATCAGTTGTGGTTTATTAATCTTACGGAACGGTTTACCAAACAAACTAAAGGTAAGTGCATCCAATACAGTACTCTTTCCACTACCATTCACTCCTACGATTAATGTAGTTGCATGATCTTGAAAACTAATTTCAGAATAATGTTGACCCGTTGAAAGAAAATTCTTCCATCGAATCTTTTCAAATAAAATCATGGTTGATGGTCTTTGGCGGCACTATAATGTCATTGGGGGTTATCACAATGTATTCATACCCATGTTGTTCACAAACTCCTATCATCATCTCAGGTTCAACTTCAATCACATGCATCTCAGGATATTCATCATCTTCTAACATCATAGCATAGCGAGCTGCATCATCCTCTTCTTGAAAAAGATAAAGAACATGATTCCCATCTTCATTCTCTACAGAGTATGCACCTTCATTTTCTTTGCCATCAATTGTTAGAATAAACATTAAACTAACTCACAAGCCTCCTGATAAACATCTTGAATGACCTCCTGTATCCTTGACCTCTCAAGGGAAATTTCAGATTCCTCCACATATCTATTTAAAATAGAAAGAGTATCCTCAGACTCAAAGGCCTCAAAATCTTCACTCTCTTGAAGTTGGAAATTCTCAACTACCTTAAGTTCGTATACATTACTACTATACAACTTATCGATAAATTTTTCAAATTTCTTAGGGTCAGTTTTCTTACGAACAATAACCTTTACAATTTTACCCTCATATTCACGAGTATCAAATGTCTGATAATTATGATCCTCATAATAGATATTATAAAACATTCTATAAGGATTGTCTATAGGAGTATGTTCTAAGGTCTCTGTATCAAAGATGTGGAACCCTCTCGTATCCTCTAAATCATTCCAGAACATCTCATAAGGATTCCCCAAATAAAATGCCTTACCATTATCAGATCTAGTATGATAGTGTCCTGAGTATACCTTCTCAAATTTATCAAATAATTCTACATCAGTACCCTGCTCCATAACATATCCTCTATGAATTCTAAATCCTTTGAATTCGAGGTGACCCATACATACGGTACTACCAGACTTATTAATAGCTTTAAGTGTATCCTTCTCATTCTCTTGATTAATCCAAGGAATAAGAAGAACATTTAAATTATCTAACTTTATCTCAGTTGCTTTAGAATAAGTATCTATATTAGAATATTCAGCAAGCAATAAATCAATCGCATTTATATCATTAGTATTCTTATAATATGCAGTATGATTACCAACAATACTATGGATCTTACAACCCATATCCCTCAACTTATCGTAATAATTATTCTTTGCCCAGGATAAAGATGAAAAGTCGATACCTTTACGGCTGTCGAAGGTATCGCCCATATCAACAATGGTAGTAATACCTTCCTTTTCAATAGTCGGAAAAAATATATCATTATAAAACTTTAAAAAATAATCATGGAAATGTTTTGAGTTCTTCCGACATCCAAAGTGTTGATCTGTAATTATCGCAACTCTCATTTGTTACCATGTGAAATAGAACCTTTATATGGATTTTTAGTTCTATTCAAGATAGTAATAAATTTATCTGCTACAAATGTTCCCGCAACACATACTTCAATATTATCACCATCATCCCAAATAGGTTCTCCATTCTTCTTTCTAGTGTCTAAAGCCTTTTCAAGATCTTCAATAATCTGTTTAGTAATTTTCATCAATACCTCAACTTAGAATGTACAGCATCCTTAATTTGATTATAGTCAGAAGCATTCCCATCTCCATCATCATAAAAGACTTCATCATATCCAGACCTTTCAAGAATCTTATTCTTAATTTCTAATTGACGTTTTTCTCTCTGTATTCTACGGAGAAATGCATAATGAATAATTTGTGTAAAATACGCAAAAGGATTAGATGACTTTGCTGGATCAAAATTCTTTATGTACTGGACGCAATTTTCAATCCCATCAGATATCATATCCTCCTTAAACATGTAATTTACAAAGTTTGGTTTAAATGATAAATGATTAGCAATCTTTAAAAAGCAATCACCAATGTAGCGAGGTATGACTGGTCTTGGTTTTTCTTTTATCTCAGCAATTTCACAATCTTCCCGATACTTAATAAGAGCACCAAGAAACTCCTTATTATTAACATAGTGCTCCGACCTTTTTCTTTTCGCCATAGTGCCTGCCTTCATTATCATAAGTCTTTATCACTAGTATGTAGATATTATAACATTTATACAAATAGTTGACAAGTCCTTAGGATTTATGTAAAATAACTCTGTTAGGGTTGATAGAAAAGCCTTAGCTACTTTGCTTTAAAGATCTTCTCTAAGATATCTTTGGCATCATTTACACTTGCAATATATCCCATTTTTCTACTTAACTTCTGTTGTCCTCTTTGAACTCTAGATGCATCTTGTACAAATTGTTGGAACATTGATATCATATGAACATCAGATGACTCAGACATCGTAAGAATATTATTCATATCAATAATAAACATATCTTCTTTTGTAGTCTTTAACCAAGGTTCAACTTTATATCCAACAATACCACCTCTAGATTTAATCTCAACTGCTGTTATTGGATTATGTACAACTAACATAGTACGATCTTCTTCTTCAGATGCTGCTACTCGTGCGAATATCTCTTCACCGTTTTTAAATTTAATCGTTGCGTAAAAGTCTTCTTCCATTATTTCTTTAGTTGTATTGTAATTATCTCATAATTAAAGTTCTCTTCGTTATAGATTTTAATTCTTTCAATGAGATGGTTTAAGGTGTAATTTTTTTTAGATCTATAAGAGCAATCGTCGGCAATATCGTATAAAATCGCTTTAACTTTATTTGATCCTTTTCTGAGAACTCTTCCAATACTTTGGAGGTTTCTAATCCGTGACTTTGAAGGAGAGGAGAAAATAATATTATGGAGGTTCTTAATATTAATTCCGGTAGAGAAAGTACCATAGGATGCTACAATAATTGCGTTCTTTTCTTGTTCAGTTATTTCACGAATCAATTCTCTTTCCTCAGCATCAACACCACCGTGGACGAAGAATACTTTCCTATCACCGTGCTTACTAGTATTTATCTGATCGTAAAGTATTGCTCCGTGGGTTTCTACCCTACTGTATAATACAAGACTATTACCCTTTAAATCTAAAGTTAAATTTGTTATGAATCTATTTCTTTGTTCATGAGAGATAAGATATTGCAATTCATCTTCATAGGTTTCGAACTTTTGTGGTGGATGTTTAAGTACAAGACACTGGATATCTAATTGAGAAAGATGTCCTTGTTTCATTAATTCATCGGTTTTAGTTACTTTATATGATGGTCCAAACAATCCTTCTAGTACCCACTTATGGGTCTGTGTACCGTCTAATGTTCCTGTGAATCCAAACCTATACTTAGCATGATGTAATTTTGTCATTATAGATACTAGGGATTTGCTCTTAAACAAGTGAGCTTCATCCCCTATAACTACATTATAATCTTCAAAAAAGGATCTTTCTAATTTATAAACTGATTGCCAAGTAGTAATGGTAACAGGAAGTTCATTAGACTTTTCTTTACCAGCATATATTCGGTGACAATATGTATCTGCATTCCAACCATAATCCAAAAAATCCTTATACATCTGTTCTACAAGAGATGTCGTGGGAACGACTAAGAGGATTTTTTGCCCTTTCGCTACATAATACCTTACAAGAGCGTAGATCATCAGTGATTTGCCTGAGGCAGTGGGTGATATCAGTAGCTTTCTATTATGTCTTAAAGCATCGTATACTCCCTCAATTTGGTATTTCCTTGGAGAATGATTGCAAATAGCTTTCATATAATCACTAACACCCTGATATGATATCCCATCATTTACTTCAAATGGGGTACCATAATATTCATTATCTTCAAATGAATAGGTATAATCGTGCCTCTCGCAAAATGCAATTATCTTATCTAACAGTCCTACATATATTCTTTTAGTTCTTAAATCAAATAAATGAATCTCACCGTTCCACTGACGTTTACGGTATTGAGGCATAAATTTTGCCCCGGCCACTTCAAACGTAAAGTGGTCTCTTAACTCATATTGAATGTGCGGTTCTGCCTTTAACTGCAAAAATACTTCATTCGCTTTACCTATAACAACATCGGTTCTCACTTAAACCATTCATCTAAAGGTATTTAGTTACCCTAGTCCAGCATTAAACTTCATAAATTCAATTGCATTCTTAATCTGAAAAGTTCTATTCTGTATTACCTTAAGAATGCTTTCAATATAAACAAGCATTGTATCGTAATAGTCAATCTTTAATGAGGTATTGGATAATTTCTCATCTGCATCCAAATACTTCTGCATGGTATCCTTATCCCTTATCTTCTTCGGAAAAGGATTCTCTACATATACTTCTGGGTCTGACTTCCCACTAAAATACTCATACCGTTCATGACGGATATTCTTCCTTTGCTGTTCTGCTCTCTTTCTTAAAAGGAATATCTTATTGTAAATATCAAAATACTTCGCATGAAGAGCGGGAATCTTCAATGATTCTTCGTGTAGATTATCTCTATCAATTTCTGAATCTTTTTCCCACATCCTCTGGAGGTCATCCAGATCAATCATAAAGGATTGTTTTGTAAATCAGTTAGTTTGTACATAGTATACTTGAAAGATACGTCTGCTGTAAAGTATTCTATATCTGTATCTGTAGCATCAAATGTTAAAGTTGTCAAGGAGTAAGGCCACAATTCATTAAAATTAACATTAAACTTTGCTACCATATTACTACTTAAAACCTGAAGAGTTCCATCAGAATATATCTGATCACCAATTTGCATATAACGTTTAGGGAGTGTAGAAGAACCAGACTTCTCAAGTTTATCAAATTGCTCAGTATCTTCAGGATAACCTAATCCCCGTATCCAGTTTTGAATTTCCATATAATTTGTAAGATCCTCATCAACTAAGAATCTTAAATTCAAATCACCAAAATCAACCTTATCACCAGGTGTTGGAATATCTCTTAAGGGGTTTGGTTGAATTGCAACACCAAGATTTAAATCTGGAATGTTTGCTTGATTGCAAAAGAACGCAACACCAGGACTTCTTTGTAAGTTAAATTTAAAACCTACAGGTGCTAGAAAATTTCTATTCTCAATTTGTGATTTTCTGGTTGCCATTAGTTCTCATCTCTAGTCATCTGCTCTTCAAGTTTTGCCTTAGCAGCTTGAACACCAGCAAGTCTCTCTTCGAGAGTATCTTCCCAACGGTTATACATTTTAAGTTTCCATTTTTGACGGTCTTCACGACTCATCTTGTTTTTACAAAACATGGTAGAAAGCAGGTCTCCTTATATATTTAGTTTCGTATTCATTCCCTCATACCAGGTTTTAAATGAATATGCAGGCCACTGTCCATATAATTGATCTGTAGTACATCCACCATATGATTGTGGTAGTATATTATTGCAACTACTCTTCTTAGCATGATGTAAGAATTTATCAAACTCATCATCTTGAAAATATAACGTTTTTGCATATTTCCAAAAGGGAGTATCATACTTTGATCCAAATTGATAATGCCAAAGTATAAAGTTTTGAAGTTCTTTTACATATCCTCTAATATCTGCAACCACTTCATTTGTATCAAATTCACCAGGTAAAAGATATTCAAATACTGCTCTAACCATTTCAATATATGCTTGTGTTGAAGATGATTCAAGTGGTTCTAAGAAAAATAACCGATTTCCATTCAAACATATTCTATCATCAACAATTGGTTTCTTTGCAAGATAACTTTTATAACTAAGATGTTTTGTTACTTCAACATTAAATTGACTCTTAAAGTTCTTCTCTGCATTAGTTTTATTAATTAATTCAGAATTATAACAATATCCAACACAGTAATCATATGAAGGTGATTTTTCATTTGTTGGAATTATAAATGTCCATCCATCAGGTGTTGCAACATGACGACTCCAACGTGCTTCTGTAGTATCCCAATCCGGTTTTCCTAAGATACATGCATTTGTAGGAGATAATAATTCTTCATAATCTGAATAATTATCCGGTTTCCCTCTACAATCAAAGATATAATCAGAATCTATTTTACTAATATCTTATACGTCACCAGTCTTTACTTTAAAATGACCAGAATTTAATATACTCTTTTGCATCTCCCAAGGACAGAAATGCATAGCCATCCTATCTGCAGGGAATGAATGAAATACTTCTTTATTTTTCTTACCCCAACCCTCATATAATATTCCACTTTTAGGGGTCGCATGTATCTTATTATGATACCAATTAAACCCAGTAGCAGCCCACAATAATCCAGGTGGTTCTAATACTGTTGCTTGACCAACTCTTTCTGGTGGTATCTCTGGATCGTATATAAGTTCTACTTCATATTCTGACTGTCTTCCATACCAACCACAATATAACGCAGTAAAACATCCTGCATTACCACCACCAACAACAGTAATCTTTTTCATAAGAGTATTTTAGCATAAAAAAAGAGGACCGTAAAGGTCCTCTTTGAAATGAT